CCGGCGCGCCACGGCCCGGACGAGGACGGGTGCGCCACCCTCGGGGGTGTAGACGGCGTCGCGTGCGACATTGCCATCCGCGAACAGGGCGTCCAACGCCATTGCGACAGCCATCATCAGGTCCGCCTTGCCGAGCGCAGAACCTGCGGGCGGGTGCAGATCGGCAACGGGTTGCTCTCGATCTCGAGGCGCACCCATTCGTCCCGGTCGCGGTCTGGGATCATGCGCGCGTAGAGCGGCAGACCCACCGTGTTGACTGTCTCGAACGTGTCGGCGGGGGCGTAGTAGATCTCGAACAGCCCCTCGACCCCCTCGGGGTAGAAGTACGCCTTGTCCGTGGACACGCCGAAGCCCAGCCCGCCCCGATAGCGCCGGAAGGTGATGCCGCCGAAGCTGACCTCCTCGCCCACGCGCCCGCGCAGATCTGCGGCCGCGGCAGTGTTTAGATAGGTCTCGCGCACCTCCTTGTGGGCGACCAGATCGGCGAAGAAGGCCGAGCCGCATTCGGCGCGCAGCTGCACCTGACCGGCGGCGAGACCGCCGAGGCTGTCCTCGACGCTTTCGATCATGGCTTGGCAGCGCTTGCGCAAGGCCCCCGAAGCCGGGGTGGCATTGTCCAGATCGAAGTCGACCTCCGCGGCCGGGGTGATGGCGAACTCGGCGTGGTAGTCGATGACCGTTGCCCCGTCCCTGGGATCCTTCACCACGCCCTGGATGCCGTTGAACAGGTGGAACTCAAACGTCGCCTCGGCATCGTTCCTGAGTCGGCCCAGTTTGCGCGCCACCTCGGTCTGCACCTGCTGGACGGCGGTTTCCGAACCAAAGTCACGGACTGCCTGGATCTCCGAGGCCCAGAGCACGTCCTGCTTCTTGAACTGTCGGCAGACGAAGGCGCGCATCTCGCGGCGCTCCGGGATCTGGCTCTCATAGGCCGAGCCGCGTTCGGAGAACGGGATCAGCGACAGGGTGCCGTCGCGGCTCTCGATCATTACGGTGCGGCTGCGGACGCCGCGGGCGCCGAAGAGCCCGGCCCCCGAGAGGATCGCGGGCTTGAAGGGGATGTTCTCGAGCGCGCGGGTCAGCTCGACAATGGTGAAGGCATCGCCTTCGAAGATGTCCATGGTGGCCATGGGAATGCCTCCGGGTCAGGAATTGGGGGGTGGCGCGGGATCAGCGGACGAGAATGCCCGCGGCGAGCAGCGCCGCATGGGCGGCCGTGATCTCGGCCTCAGCGAGCGTGCCAGTGAATACGAGGTCGTGAGGGTTGACGATGGCGGGGCCGCGGACGAGGGCGACGGCCGGTGCATCGCCGGCGCTCGCATCCGCCTTGCCCCACAGCACCGCGACCGCGGTCTCGGTGCCGTCGATTGCGGCGGGATCGTGCGCGGCGTATTTGCCCGAGCCGGTGATCTTGCCCAGGACCGTGCCGGGTGCGAGCGTGCCCGCGGCGACGGTGATGGTCTCGCGGGTGTAGTCGCGCAGCACTTCCCAGACGAGGAAGCCGCCGGGGTGCGTGCCTTCTGTGAGCGAGGGCATGGCTTATCCTTTCAACTTGAAGGTGCGGGCGATGACATCGCCCCAGGGGCGCGTGGTCTCGCTGCGCCCGGGTTGCGGGTGATGCGGATTGATCTGCGGCGCGGCCTCGGCCTTTGCGTCAAGAAGGCTCGCGCGCACCGCATCCAGGCTGGCGTCTTCCTCAAGGAAGCGCCCGGCCATCTGCGGCTGGCCTGCCAGGCGGCAGAGGTCGATCACGGCGCGGGCATGGGCAATGGCCTCGGCGCGGATCACCCCGGCGTCGGGTGGTCCGTTGGCGACTGCAACGCAGCTCTCCACTTCGCTTGATCGGGTGTTCCGGTCTGCAACACCCGGCGCGCTTTCCGCGAGCGGCTCTGCACCCGCAGCAGGAACAACATCGTTGGAGACGACAACGATGCCCGCCGCTGTGGAGGCCGGGTCCGGCTCGACGGGTTCGATGGCCTCGACGGGTTCGACCGCTTCAACCAGTTCTGGCGGCGCGTTCCGGAAGCGTCCGATATCGAAGCTGGCGGCGATGCGCACGGGCTCGGCCAGGCGCGTGACAAGGCCCGCCTCCAGCGCCTCGGCAGCCGAGAGCCAGGTCTCGGCGGCCAGCAGTGCCGCGATCTCCGCCTCGGGCTTGCCGGATCTGGTCGCGTAGCCGCGCGTCATGCTGGCCGCGATCTTGTCCAGCGTCCCGGCCATGTCGCGCATGTCCGCCGCGGTGCCCATGACCAGCCCGGACGGGTCATGGATCATCAGGAAGGCGTTTTCCGGCATGACGATCTCGTCGCCCGCCATCGCGATGTAGCTCGCCGCCGAAGCCGCGATGCCGTCGATCCAGACGGTGACAGTCCCTGCGTGACGGCTCAGTGCGTTGTGGATGGCGACCGCGTCGAAGACCGACCCGCCGGGGCTGTTGAGGCGCAGGTCGATGGGGGCATCATCCGGCAGCGCACCCAGCTCGGCCAGAAACCCCTTGGCGCTGACGCCATAGGCGCCGATCTCGTCATAGATCAGCACCTCCGCGCCCGAAGCCCGGGCGCGGATCGTGTACCAGCTCTTCATGATGTCACTCCTGTGTAGTGCGACCGTCCGCGCCGTCGGCCGGATTGGGCCGCTTTTCCGGCGTCGCGCGGGCGCCTTGCGTCTCGCCGGGGCTGGTGCGATAGCGCAGTCCCAGATCAGCCACGCGCGCGGCGTCGGCTGCATTCTCGCGGTCCACCTCCTCGACGTCATAGCCGGTGGCCTCGACCACCTTGCGCCGGGAGGTGATCCCGGCCTCCATCGCCAGGACCTGCGCCTGGATGTCCTTCAGCGGATCGACCCAGTCCCATCGCGGCGGGATCCACTGAACCATGCGCGCAGCGACCGGATCGGCCAGGTCCAACCGGCCTGCCAGCTGTCCCGTCTCCAGCCAGCGCGCCCAGATGGGGCGGCAGAGCTGATGCGCGATCACCCCGTGCTGAAGCTGCTGCACCCGTCGGCGGAACTCGACCAGTTCCGCGCGCAAGGACGAATAGTTGGCTTGGCGGACGTCGCCGGTCACCAGGTGATAGGGCAACCCCAGCGAGGCCGAGACCGCGAGCAGCGTCCGGTACTGGAACGCCTCGTAGCCGCCGCCGACATCCGCCGGAGACGAGAACTTCACATCCTCGCCCGGCAGCAGCACCTGCATCGTGCCCGGCTCCAGGCTGGCGATGGCGGTCCCGTCGAGATCCGGCTCGGTCTCCCCCATCATCGGGTCTTCCGGCGCGGTCTTGGTGATGAAGCCCGCGAACATCGCCGCGGTCTTCTTCCGGTCCAGCTCCGCGTCGTCGTACTGATCGAGCAGGAACAGCCGCACCATGGCCGGGGCCACATGCGGCAGTCCGCGGATCTGGCCCGCGTCGATGGGGCGGTAGATGTGCAGCACGTCCGCCGCCGGCACGCGCACCGTTTCCGGCACGGCCACACGCTGATCGGTGCTGTCGCCGGGATGGCTGCGGCGGAAGTGATAGGCCACCCGCCGCCCGATCGCATCGAACTCGATGCCGCAGCGGATGCGGTTGCCGTTGGCCGCCGGGCCCGTCTTCTCGAAGGGCAGCATTTCGGACTGGAGAAGCTGCATCTGCAGCGGCACCAGCAGCCCGTCCTCGGCCCGGCGCGGGCGCATCCGCACGAAGCACTCGCCCGCGACGAACATCTCGCGCGCCACCATGGCCTGCAGACCGTAGAAGTCGGTCAGCCCGTCCGCGTCCGCCTCGTCCGTCCAGGCGAGCCAGAGCCGTTGCACCCGATCGCGCAAGCCGGCGTCGTCGATCAGCGAGGATGGCTTGATCCCGTCCCCCACCATGTTGGACGCGAAGGCCTCGCAGGCATTCGCCGCGTAGCCATTCGTGACCACCAATTCCCGCGCGCGGGCCAGCAGCTTCGGGCCGCCGGAGGCGACCAGCGTGTTGATGTTCTCCAGCGGCGGGTTCCAGCCCCGCAGCCGGCGTTTGGACATCGCGCCCTCGAGCCGGGCGCGCACGGCTGCGGGGCCGCGTCCACGGGAGCGGCGAAACCGGTCGAACAGCCCCATGGATCAGAGCCCCTTGGACGTGGTGATGCGCACATGGCGGACAATGCGCCGCCCCTCGAGGGCCGCGATCTCGCGATCCAGCGCCTCGATCGCCCGGTCGATCTCGGCCACGCTGCGGTAATCCACGGTCTTGCCGTCATAGCTGACCCGCGCCACGCCTGATGACCGCTGCGCCGAGAGAGCCTCGCGGCGCGCGCGCAGGTCAGCAATAGTGGCCATAGATCACCCCATGTAACTCGACCTCACCGTGCGCCGCCGTACGGACGGGCGTGGCGCAGATTTGGCGGCCGCATCCCCGTCCGATCCGTCCAGTTCGACCGCCAGCTGTCGCTCCAGCTCCTGCCAACGTGCGTCCGCCCAGCGATCCGCACCTGCTATCCAGGCCGCGGCCCGCGCATAGACCCGACAGTCCAGCGCCTCGTTGCGCTCCCGCAGCTTCTGCCATTCCAGCTTCGAGAAGCCGCGCCTGGTGCGCACGGTGATCAGTTGCTCGGCCGTCAGCTGCTTGAGCCACTCGCCGTCGGCCCATGTCGGCAGGTGAATCGTACCAGCGGGGCAGGGGGCGCCGGCAGTGACGTCTTCCGCCATCGGCCTCTCCTGCCGCAGGAAACGGTAGGTCTCGGCCTTGAAGGTCGATGTCGCCACGGACCACAGCCGCGCGCCGCGTCGCAAGCGTCTGCCGCCGATGGTGGCGTCGACATAGGTCGGGCCCGTCACCGGGCTCGCGCGGTTGAACCCCTCGAGCCCCTTGACCGGGGCCACCTGCGCAAACCCGACCTGGCGCGCCCAGCCATAAACGGCGCTGGTCTCGTAGCCGGTATCGATGGCCAGCTTGGCGATGGTCAGGTGCTGGCCGCTGGCATGCGCCCATGTACGCCCCAGCAGCTCCGTCAGCGTCTGCCAGCAACCCGGATCGCCGGGACCGCCCTCGATGACAACATGATCGACCAGCCAGCTTTCCAGCCCGCGCCCCCAGGCCCAGACATCGATCTCGATCCGGTCCTTCTGCACGTCGACGCCGGCCGTGAGGAATAGACCACCCGCCGGCACGGTGCCCGCGGTCCATTCTTCGCGCCGCTCTGCCAGCCGCTGCCAGTCCGGCGCCTCGCCCGTCTCGAACCAGGTCTCGCCGAGGATCGTGTTGCGGAACGCGCGCATGGCCTCGTCGTTGCCCTGTGCCGCCTCCCAGGCCCGCGCGATCCGCGCCCAGCTGAGCCAGCCGATCGGCGAATAGAGCGCCGAGAGGTGATAGCCCACTGTGTGCGGGTCTTTGGTCTCCGCCGAGGCGCGCCATTCTCCGGCCGCCAGCATCGCCGTCTTGTGATGCTCGGCGATGGCCGTCTCACAGCCCTCGCAGTGATATTCCGCCGTGTCCGGCTGGCCCTTGTCCCACCGCAGCCGTTCGAAGCGCAGCCATTGCGCATGGCCGCAATGCGGGCATGGCACATGATAGCGGCGCTGATCGCTGGCCTCGAATTCCCGCTCGATCCGGCTCAGCCCCCGGATCGTCGGCGTCGAGATCAGCAGCGCCTTGCGCCGATGCGCGAAGGTCAGCGAGCGGGCTTCGGCCAGGCTGACAGGATCGCCTTCCTCATCGGCCGAGGCCGGATAGGCATCGACCTCGTCGAGAAACAGGTACCGCGCCGGGGTCGAGCGCAGCCCCACCGCCGAGTTCGCGCCGGTCATGATCAGGATGCCGCCCGCGAACTCCTTTGACAGCATCGTATTGCCCGCATCGCGCGAGCGCGCCGGCTTGATCCGCTCGCGCAGTTCCGGGCTTTCCTCGATCAGCGGGTCGATCCGCTGGCGCGAGTTGCGCTTGGCCAGCTCCACCGTCGGCTGGACCGCCAGCATCGGCCCCGGTGCGTGGTGCATCACGAAGCCGATAAAGCAGTTCCCCGCTTCCGTCGCGCCCACCTGCGCGGCCTTCATGAACACCACACGCTGCACCGGGCTGACCGGCGACAGCGCATCCATGATCTCGCGCATGTAGGGCGTGCGGGCTGTCCGATACCGCCCCGGCTCGGCGCTCGCGCGCGAGCTGAGCCAGCGGTGCCGGTCCGCCCATTGCGACACCGTCAGGTCCGGGTCGGGCCGCAGGCCCCGCGACCAGGCGCGCAACAGGTCGTTGGCCCCGTCGAAGGCGAACATCTCCGGCCCTTCGCTTGCGCTCCGGGCGTTCGTCCCTTGCGATGGTCCACCGGACCCTCGCATCCGCTCCGCGGACTGGTTCTCACCCAAGGCCGCTGCGGATATCGGCGAGGCTGTCGAGCTGGGCGCGGACATGGGCTTCCAGAACCTTCTGCATCACCGCCGCCTCCACCGTGATCCCCTCTCCCGGGGCGGCCGCCAGTTCCGAGGCCATGAGCGCGGCCACCCGCGCGGGCCAGGTCACCCAGGCATCGCGTTCCTCGCGCGCCAGCCGAAACATCAGCGTTTCCGCCCGCGCCTTGTCGACCAGCTCGCCTTTCAGCTTTTGCAGCCTGATACGGCGTTCCTGCGCCTTCAGCACCTCGTTCGCGGTCTTGGCCTGAAGGAAGGTCGTGCTGCCGCCGACGGCGGGGGCGGCCATGCCCTGTTCGCGCAACGTGTCGCTTACCGCAGAGAGGGCGGCCTCCGGCACGGGCTTCAGCTTTGACCTGGCCGCCGCAGACGGTTTCGCGGCGGCGCGAGTCTTCGACGGGTCGGTCGTCTCGGCCCGGCGCGTGTCCGACGCTTCCGCGTCGATGCTGCCGTCAGGGTGCAGCACCAGCCGTCCGGTCTCCTTGGCCTTCTGGATCGCTCCGCGCGACAGGCCGACGCGCGCGGCGTACTGGCGTTCGCTCATGCCGTCCATGCCGCGCTCCGATTGTCATTCTAAATCATGTTCTTATCGAGTTGATAAGCCTCCGCGCCAGAGCGAACGTCGATCCACAAGCACGATGCAACTCACGACGGAGTCCCCGCGATGACGACCCGCATGATCCCGATCACCACCCCGCGCCACGAACTCCGCGCCGAGAAGGCGCGCCGGAACAAGGAAGCCGCGCTCGCGGCCTTTATGGCCAAGAAGGCCGAAATCGACGAGAGGCTCGCCCGCCTGAAGGCGCTCAGCGACGACCACTTCAACTGCCACCCCGACGAGGCGGGCTGGGCGATGGTCGGCACCCTCGAACACTACGCCAGCCTGCTGAAGCGCATCACCGACAGCGCTTTCGGCGAAGGCGAACACGCCCGCTGATATCCGGCACAGCCGAAGCTCCTGCCGCGCCGACGCGCGGCTCGGGGTCGTAGGAGGGTCGCGGCGGTCGCGGCCCCCACCAAGGAGACGACACCATGACCAAGCTTTCCGACACGCAAGCGATCATCCTCAGCGCCGCCGCGCAGCGCGACGACCGCAACGTTCTGCCGCTGCCCGGCTCGCTCCGCGGCGGCGCCGCCGCCAAGGTGGTCGGGGCGTTGCTGAAGCGCGGGCTGATCGCCGAGACGGCAACCGACAACCAGACCAAGGCCGACGCGGCGCTCAACCGGATCTGGCGCAACAACGAGGACGGCCACGCCATGCTCCTGCACATCACGGACGCGGGCCTCGCCGCCATCGGCATCGAGCCGGAAGGCGGCGACCGCGCGCCCACGGGCGCCGACGCAGCGCCGAGCGCGGAAGCCCCTGAGGACGCCCCCGCTGAGGCCGACCCCGCGCCAAAGGCGCGCACACCGCGCACGGGCACGAAACAGGCGAAGCTGATCGAGATGCTCCGCGCCGAGGGCGGCGCAACCATCGACGAGATCGTCGCCGCCACAAATTGGCAATCTCACACAGTGAGGGGCGCCATGTCCGGCGCGCTCAAGAAGAAGCTGGGCCTGACGATCACCTCCGAGAAGGTCGACGGAAAGGGTCGCGTTTACGCCATCCGCGACTGACGCTGCGCACGGCCTCCCACTGCATGTCGCCGCCCCCGATGGGGCGGCGGTCTCTCGTCTCAGCGATCCGTTTTCCGGAACACGCTGTACTGAAAGCTCTGTCGGTTGCCCTTTGGCGTGACGTGCATGTGGCGTCTGGCCTCGAGCATCTCGAACCGGCCCGGAAGCAGACGATCGAGTTCCTGCGCCAGCTCTTCCGGCGCATAGCGCACCACGGGCAGGCCCGAGCACATCTCGGGCCCGTCGTCGGCGAACGTCGCGATGATCGCGATCCCGCCCGGGCGCAGGGCATCCGACAGGGCGCGGGCGTAGCCGGCGCGATCCTCGGCCCCGGTCAGGAAATGGAACACCGCCCGGTCGTGCCAGACCGCGTAATCCCGATCGGGCTTCCACGTCGTGATGTCCGCTTCGATCCACGCAACGTCGTCGGCCTTCGGGCCGAGCCGCTGCCGGCTGACGGCCAGGGCGGCCGCGGAGAGGTCCAGCACCGTGAGCGGGCCAAAACCCTCCTCGAGCAGCGCATCAACCAGACGAGACGCGCCGGCCCCGATATCGATGAACGGCTCGCCCGGTTGCAGATGTTCGCGGATCAGATCGAGAGATATCGCCGGCATTGCTTCGAACCATGTCAGTGCGTCTTCCGACCGCGCGCCGTAGACTCCGTCCCAATGCTGCTGCCTGCCTGCCATCTTGCCCGGTTCCTCCTCATGGGAGCGAACCTAGTCCATCGAGGCGCCGCGCGACACCGTCATCGCATCCCGAGCGTCCTCAAGAGCTCCGGACCCGGAACGCCTCGAACAGCCGCCGCAGCAGGTAGCCGCGCGCCAGCGACACGCCGAGGAAGGCGAGGCCGATGGTCAGATGCTCCGCGAGCCCCGTCTCGATCCCGAACCATGGGAACACGACGATCTGCGTCGCGATGGCCAGCACGTAGCCGACGACGACATTCGTCACGGCCTCGATCAGCGACATGGTGCGCGTCTGCTTCACGCGGCATTCTCCTGCGCAACAGCCCCCAGCCGCTCAGCCCTCACCTCGGCGAAGGTCTGTCCATCGCCGTCGAGGATCGCGTCCTTCCCGGTCTCGGCCTGCCAGCGTTCCACGGCGACATCGACATAGGCCGGGCTGATCTCCATTGCGAAGACGCGGCGGCCGTTGGCCTCGCCCGCCATGATCTGCGAGCCAGACCCAGCGAACGGCTCATAGCAGAGCCCGCCCCGCGCCACATGCTGGCGCATCGGAATGCCGAAAGCGTCCAGCGGTTTCGGCGTCGGGTGGTCGGGGCGCTCGTCCCTGGTGAAGCTGGGCATCTCCCAGGTCGAGGGCAGCGTCTGCTCGGCCACCTTCGGCGGGCGGTTCGGGCGGCGCCAGCCCATGAAGCAGGGCTCGTGCTTCCAGAGGTAGTGCGACCGCGTGAGCACCCCGCGGTCCTTCACCCAGATGATCTGCTGGTGAACGAAGGCGCCGGCCTTCTCCCAGCAGGCCTCCAGCATCGCCTGGCGGCGCGAGGCGTGCCAGCAGTACCAGGCCGCATCCTCGGTGATCGCCTCGGCCACCGCCGCGGCGATGAAGCCGTCGTAGAGCTCGGCGCCCTGGCTGCTGTCGTCCCAAGTGGTGCCGTAGCTCTGGCTCCAATCCTTGTTGCGCGTCGGATGGTTCGAGCCGTCGTAATCGACGAGGTATGGCGGGTCGGTCGCGAACAGCACGGCGCGCTCGCCATTCATCAGGCGGCGCACGTCTTCGTGGCTGGTCGAGTCCCCGCAGAGTAAACGATGGTCGCCGAGGATCCAGAGATCGCCGGTGCGCGACGCAGGATTGCGCGGCGGCTCCGGAATGACGACAGGCGGCACAGTGCCACCAGCGCCGCCTTCGCCGCCATCCTCCTCGGGCACATAGGCCAGCAGCTTGTCCAACTCACCATCGGAGAAGCCGACCAGCGACAGGTCGAAATCCTCGGCCAGCAACTCGTTCAGTTCGGCCGACAGCAGCGCCTCGTCCCAGGTGCCGAGTTCGGTCAGCTTGTTGTCAGCCAGACGATAGGCCCGCCGCTGCGCCTCGGTCAGGTGGCCCAGCACGATGACCGGCGCCTCAGTGAGGCCCAGTTGCGTGGCGGCGAGCACGCGTCCGTGCCCCGCGATTAGCTCGCCGTCTTCTCCCACGAGGCAGGGCACGGTCCAGCCGAACTCGGCCATGCTGGCGGCCAGCTTCGCGACCTGGTCCGCCCCGTGCTGCTTGGCGTTCTTCGCGTAGGGCTGGAGCCTGGCCAGCGGCCATTGCTCGATCCGCTCAGGGGCGAAGGCGAGGGTCATGGTGGTGATCCTGTTCGATTGGTTGCGGCGGGGCGCGGCGCAAGCTGGACTCCGCCAAGGCGGAATCCAGTGGATCCCTGGGTGGACTCCCAGGCGCCGGGTATCCACCTTGGAGTCCACCCGCCAAGCGGCTGTTACTGCGTGGTTATTACGAGTTTCGGGGATGGATTCCGACCGGGTGGACTCCCAAAAAAATGGCCCTGACGCTAGCGAACTTGCGCGCCAAGCCCGCCAGCATACGTTTCGGGCCGGAAAGGAACCGGAAAACAATGGCTTGGCGGCCTGGACCCCAGCTGGACTCCGAAATCCAGCCGCGGTGTCCACCTCGGGATTGGCGATGGTTCGCCCGAGCACACGACCCCGAGTATATCGCCATGGATACCGTCAGAGGGGCGATCCGTCTCGCCGTCCGGTGTCTCGCCGAAAAGTGTCTCACGCGCCCGACGTGCCTTGACAGGCTCGGTGCGACGCGTGCGCCACCACGAACTCCATCGACCGCTTCTGCGGCACGCGCCTCCCGTTCAACCGCCAGACGATCACGGCTATCCCGTACTGCCAACGACGGTTCGCGGTGGCACGGCTGATGCCCAGCTCCCAACAGATCGGTTTCCACGGTTTCCGGTTCGCCCGGAGCCAGAGCAGGCGCGCATCGGCGGGATCGAGCCAGCGCAGCCAGAGCAGAGCATCCTCGGCCTGCGTGATGTCGCGCGGGCCGGGTTTGGGCCTGCGGGTTCTGGGCTCCTGGCCGACCTTGTCGGCGAAGCTGTGGAAGTACTCGGGCCAGGCGTTGAAGTAGCCCTGCGGCTTCACTTCGGGCAGCGAACGGAACACGTCGGCGGCGCTCTCGAGCCGATCCTCGACCATGGTGGGCGTCCAGTCAGCCATTGGCGGCCTCCCGGTCGTCCGCCCGAGGCCCATACAGCTTCTCTCCGAGTTGACGGACCAGCTCGCGCTTCGGCCACGTTAGCCGGTCGTCGTCGACGGAGACGGCGAGCACACCCTCGTCATGCCAGCCATCGCGCTTCACCTGGTCGGGATCCCGACACGTGCCACCGTAGCCTTTCGGATACCACCTCATTCCACGCCTCCGTTCGTCTCGATCGCCCAATCCAGGATGGCGATCGCATCAGCCTCGTTGTCGTCCGCGGGTGAGAACCCTCGTGCTCGGGCCGCGGCGACCATCGCCTCCTTCGGCGCGTTGCCCCTGCCGGTGGCGTGGCGCTTGATCGTGCCGACCGGAACGCCCTCGTAGGGAATGCCGCGCAGTTCGGCCCACGAGGTCAGGGTTGCCATCAGCCCACCATAGACATGGGCCGCGTCGGTGCCAGCGTGCCGACGGACCTCCTCGAACCAGATGGCGGCGATGGGCCCCGACAGCCGGTCGAGTTCGGTTAGCCAGTTGGTGAAACGGAGGTAGCGCATGCCGCCGCCGTCGAAGCGTCCGGGGCGGAAGCTGACCGTGCCGCTGGTGATCAGTCCGTCATGGCTGCGGAGCGCCCAGCCGGTCGAGGTGCCGAGATCGAGGGCGAGGATGCAGGACCGGTTGATCGCGCCCGGCTCGGGGCGGACGTCCTGCGCGGGGATCGGTGTGTTCATCGTGAAGGCTCACAAGCTGTGGGCCTTCGGCTTCGGTCACCTCAAGATGTAGCATCCAGCGGTCCTCGGCCAAAGCGAAAACGACCATGGGCGCGGCGGCGGGCGGTGATCGACGTTCGATCCGCCCCGGTCCCAACCTCAGAACGCGTGGTCCCAACCTTTGAGGGGGTTGGGACATCCCTTTATCGTTCTCGACCAATGATTTAACCGGATGAGGTCCCAACCTCGGTGTCCCCAACGGGGGTCCTTCTCTTTTCGTATAGAAAAACATGTTCCCGACCTTTTCCGTTCTCCCACATGAATGTGTAGCAAAAGGTTGGGACCACGGGGTGAGGTTGGGGACACCGTTGTTTTTGAACGGCTTTTCGTGTCCCCAACCCCCTCGAGAGGTTGGGACAGGGTTGGGACCACCGGGGAGGTTGGGACAGAGCGCCGTGACGAGAGCCGAGCAGCGACTGAAACGCTGAGTGAGGACGACAGGGTGGGCGGAGAAAGCGGTCTGATGGCAGCGCCGTACGAGAACTGGCAGTGGGCCCGCCAAAGCGGTCGTCGCCCGCTTGGCAGCGTCACCGAACGCGAGGCGCTCACCATCTTGTCCAGAGGCCGATCAGAATGGCTGTGGTGTCGATATTATTTCCGGAAATGCCGATATTTTTTGGATTATGCCTTGTAGGATCGAGCTATCGGCGATATGAATCGGCAACTCACAAACCTGATGGTGGATTTTCGACATGGAGCACTTCGCGGTCATCCAGAGCATCGTTCGGGCCGGACTGGCCGGGGATCCGGAGGCTGTGGACAAGCAGGTGCTGCGTCTTCGTGAGCGCCTCGAGAAGGCCGGAGCGACGAAGGAAGCCGCCACGTTAGAGCGCTTGCGCGCCGCCGCGCGCGACACACAGGAACTAGCTCCGAGCCGCGTGGAGATGTCGCGCGGCCATATCTCCGGGGAAGTCCTCGAGCAGGGAGTTAACCCGCCGATCGATAGAGAGACCGGGGCCCGGTTGTGCACAGTTGATTTTCCGGGTCGGAACGGCCGGGCGCCCGTTTATGGGGCAGTAGTGTCAGAAACGGTCGAGGGTCTGCTGCGGGAATGGGCCAGCGAGGCCGCGCTGCAGGAGGTAGGTGTGTCGCCCACGCGCTCTCTGTTGATTTATGGGCCGCCTGGTTCGGGTAAGACCATTACCGCCCACTATATCGCCGTCCGGTTGGGATTGCCCTTGGTCGTGGCACGCATCGACGGCCTGATATCATCGTTTCTGGGCACTACCGCGCGCAATATTGCGAATCTGTTCGACTTCGCCAACCGATACGCCTGCGTTCTGCTGTTGGACGAGTTCGACGCGCTCGCGAAACTCCGGGACGATCCGCAAGAGATCGGCGAGATCAAGCGCGTGGTCAACACCTTGCTGCAGAATCTCGATCAGCGGCACAACTTCGGAATCACGATCGCTATTACGAACCATGACAGGCTCCTGGACCCAGCCGTTTGGCGTCGCTTCGAAACGCATCTTCAACTCGGCGAGCCGGACGAGCCCGCCCGCGAAAGCCTGATTGCGCGGTTCCTCCAACCGCTCGAACCGCCTGCCTCTACCCTCAGGGTATTCTCATATTGTCTCGCGGGGTGCACGGGGGCCGACATCGAAAGAGTGTGCACGGCCGTGAAACGGACGCTGGCGCTCAGCGGCGAATCTCATGACGGGCCAGGATTGTTCCATGCCTTGAGTTCTGTACTAGCCCGTGCACCGCAGCACGATCATGTGGCGGCCCGCATCCTCGCCGTCGATCAAGAAGCTTTTATCAGCCTGATCGCGAATGATGGTACGCTTTCGCTCAAGCAAACCGAAATAGGTGAGGCGACGGGGTACGGCCAGTCGCGGGTGAGCGACCTCAAGAAGGCGAAGCGCCATCTGCCACTGCTGGAGGCGTCGCATGCCCAATAATCCGGTTCAGATCATCCTGAATGATCGCGATTTTCATCAAGCGCCCGATCCGGGACAGCCGCCGCGGAACAAGGATTTTTTCGAAGACGCCGACAAGGCATTCGTCGCCCACAAGGACTCGCTGCTGGCCGCAATCGACCGGATCATCGACGAGCTTCGGACGAGCCGTTATGGTCCTGCGGCGTATCTGAAAATCCAGATGCGCAACGAGGCACTGGCGAAATCCTATCGACCTGTATGGTGGCTGTTCAAGCCCGACCAATTCCCGTGTGTAGGGGCAGACGCGGTCGGAACGCTCTATTTTCGAGCTCCGTTGATCTACCTGAAAGCTCTGCGACAGCGCATCGAGCAGGCTGAAGCCTCCGTCGAGACAAAGTATCGGAGGGTTGACAATAAGCCTTACAAGGCGCCGACCATCGCGCGAGCAGAAGTCGGCGCCATCGAGACCATCGAAATCGCACCTCCCGAGCAGAAACGTGCATTTTCTACCGCAGCAGCTCTTGCGGCGCTCGAGGATCCTCGGGCGGTCTCCGGCTATCAGGTCGAACTTTTCGAGACGCCTGCCGAACGGGTGATCGCCGATGACCCGCTCGGACGGATCGCATTACGGCGCTCACTTGAGCGGCTGTTATTGTCTCTCGGCCTGGGTGCGCGCAGTTATCTCGCCTTTGAGGTTGGACGAACCCCCGTCCTCGAAGTTCAGCTGACCACACAGCCTGTCGGCGCTCTGATCGACAATCGAGGAGGTGTGGCTGGAAGCGACTCAGGCCAGGAAATCAGCCTCTCTTCGATGGACCGAAATCCGGAACGACACGAGGCGACCCTGAATGCGCTCCAGAAGCATCCTTTGGTGCGTGCGATCTTGCCACCAGTTCTGCTCGAGCTGACAGACGACCGTTCAAGTTCTGATGCCACTGCCGCAGCCGAACCGGTTGCCATCCCCGTTCCGGAGGGCCGATCGACTTACCCGATCGTGGGTGTCATCGACTCTGGTGTGGCGCCGGTTCTTGAGGGCTGGGTTGCGGGACGGTTCGATTATCTATCGTCAGGAGAATATGACGCGGTCCACGGCACGAACGTCGCCGGACTGCTGACCATTGGGCAAACGCTCAATAGCGTTGACGTCGCGCCCGAGGCGAATGGCTGCCGTCTCTACGACATACCCCTGTACCCTAACGGGCCGTTCATGGCTCGTTATCGTCGAGGTTTCTCCGACTTCCTAGAGGAGATCGAGCAGGCCGTCGCAGAGGCGAAGAACGAACATGGCGTCAGAGTGTTTAATCTCTCCATAAACGCGGTCGCGCCGGTCGAGCGGCACCGGTACAGTATCTACGCTTCTCGCCTCGACCAGATCGCAGATACCTACGGCGTGGTCTTCGTGAATTCCGCCGGGAACCTGCCACCCGCTCAGGCGCGTTCCGCCTGGCAGAAGCGTCCAGTCGACGTCATCAACTATTTCGCGTCACGAACCTCACCCGACACGATCTTCAAGCCCGCCGAGAGCGTCAGGTCGATCTCGGTCGGCGCGCTCAATCCTCCAAACACCAATCAGATTGCCGACGCGCCGACCGTTTACACGACGCGCGGGCCCGGTCTCCAAGTTGGTGTCAAGCCCGATGTCGCGTGCTATGGCGGAACAGGAGGGAGTGGGCCCGGAAAGCCCACCGGGCTTGCGTCATTGTCTCCTTCGGGCGGCAGGCAGAGCGTCGTCGGCACGAGTTTCGCCGCGCCGCTGGTTGCGCGTACGTTGGCAGGCCTCGACACCGCTACAGAGGGCGGCTTGTCTGTCGAAGCGCTTCGGGCAATGTTGCTGCATCACACGGCGATGCCCGAGCCACTGACGAAGCGTGGTCTCAAGGACATTGGCCGGCAATTCGCGGGTTTCGGCAGGCCGCGAGCCGTCGCCACGATGCTGGAAACGGACGACCACCAGATCACGCTGCTTTTCCAAAGCCGCCTTAGCATTGGCGAGAAGAAGCCGGTCATACTCCGGTTCCCGTTCAGCTGGCCACAAAGCCTTGTTACAGACGGACGCTGCTCAGGCCTTGCCAAAATCACGCTCGTTTACGCACCACCGCTTGATCCAGCCTTCGGTGCCGAGTTCGTCCGCGTCAATCTTGAGGCATCGCTGAAGCAGCGTCAGCCGGAGCCCGCTTCCGATGGCAGTGTCCGCTTCACGAACCAGATCGCGGCCCGCTACCTACCCAAGTCAACCAATCTCGCGATACCCGAGAAGGCGCTCATAGACCACGGCCTCAAATGGTGGCCCGCTAAGCAGTATGAGAGCACATTCGTTGAGAAAGGAAGCTCGTCGCAATGGCGTCTGGAGGTTACTAGCCTCGTTCGTGCTGAGGCGCAGTTCCCCGCGGAAGGAGTGCCATTTGCAATACTCTTGACCCTGGCAGACCCAGATGGCAGCCACCCGGTTTTCCAAGAAATGCGGCAGTGGCTCCAAGCGAGCACTGCGCTAGCACAGGATGTTCGAACGGTAACGAGGCTGCGCCCACGCGGTCGGTAAGGGCCGGTTGCCACCTTTCTGAGGCCTATCCCGTACCTCGCCGATATCGCCATTCCCGCGGCGCCTCGCGCCCGCCCTCGTCGCGCCGCCGGTACCGCTCCCAGCCGTTGGCCTTGAGGTAGGCCGAGACGCGCATCTGGTCGCCTCGGGTCCAACGCGCGGGTTCGAGCCCGATGGCCTCCTCGAGGATTTCGCCGACCGACACATCCCTCAGCGGCTCCGGGCGCGGCACGGTCTCGGTGCGGGAGTTGCCGTAGTCGGGGAAGCCATCTGAGACGGTCCGGATTTCGTGCGTCAGCCAGTGCTCGATCAGGTCGTCCCAGGCGTCGGACTGGTAGCGGCGGTCCTGTTCCTCGCGGGCTTCGGCCAGCAGCGCCGGGTCGTCGATCCACCAGATCGCGCCGGCACGGAAACGGTGGACGGCTTCGGCCCAGAGCTGGTCCCGGTCGCGCGCGAGCGCCGCGATGTCGATGGTGCCGCAGCGGAGCGGCCAGAAGCGGCGGTTGCCGGTCTCGTCGCGCAGATAGGTGTCGGGGTTCACGGTGCCGGCGAAAACGCACTGGCGCGGCACCTCGACGGTGTAGCGGCCATAGGGCGGGCGGAAGCGGTCGGTGGTGCGGGTCAGGAAGGCCTTGATGCGCGAGACTTCGGCGCGGCCGATGGCGTCGAGTTCGGCGATCTCGACGATCCAGACGCCCTGCATGTGCAGCGCCGCGTCCTTGGACCCGAGCTCGGGCAGCTCGTCGGTGAACCATTCCTCGCCGGCCAGCACCTTGATCGCGGTGGATTTGCGGGCGCCCTGTGGCCCCTCGAGGATCAGCATGTGATCGGCCTTCACGCCGGGGCGGTAGGTGCGGGCGACGGCCGAGATCAGCCAGAGCGCGCCGATGGTGTCGTTGAACGCCGTGGGTTCCGCGCCGAGATAGGCGCTGGTCCAGGTCTCGATCCGGGGCGTGCCGTCCCATGTCAGGGTGTCGAGCCAGTCGCGGACGGGATGGATGCGCAGCTCGCGGGCGACGGCGCCGACGGCACGGCTCACGACCACCGGCGCCACGTTGATGCCGCGGAGTTGCAGCCATTCGGCGGTGCGGATGTCGTCGGCGTCCTCCCAGGGGCGCGGGAGGGACGCGACGCTGTCCCAAGGCAGCGGCTGGCGCACCACGATCTCCTGCCCGAACTCGTCGAAGGCGAGCGCCCCCGCGAAGGCCGGATCGGAGGTCAGCGCGACGATGACGTTGGCCTCGTTGCGCTCGGGCGCGCCGGCCAGATCGAGCCGGAGGCGTCCGAACCAGGCGGGCTTCGGGATCGGCGCGTGCGGATCGCCGGTGGCGTTCACGCGGCGGCGGAGCTCGGCCAGCTGCTGGGTCAGGACCGAGATACCAATGCCGGTCGCAGACTTGATCCGCGCGATGACCTGCCGTTCGGGCAGAGGATCGAGCTTCGCCAGCGCGATGCGCCCGAGCAGCGTGGACAGGGCTTCGAACTCGGGCGGGTTCGTCAGTGCCTCTGCCGCGGCGATCAGCGTAGCGGGATCGTCGGCGGAGGCGACGATGGGGGTAGCCGTTTCGGCGTCGACCGGGTCAGCGGCCTGCGGCTCGGCTGCGGTATCTGTCTCGCGCGCGTAATCCTCGGCGCGGGCGCCACGTTGCAGATCGTCGTTGAAGTCGTCGCCATGGAGCGGCGCGACGATCTCGTTCGGGATGTCGGCCCGGTTCAGACGGTCCGAGAGCGTCGCGGCCGCCTGGCGGCCGGCATCTCCGGCATCGGCGTAGATGGTGACGCGCCGGGTGCCCTTGGGCCACTGGAACCGCGCCAGACCGTCGGCCGACAGCGCCGCCCAGACCGGTGTGCTGAAGAGCGCGTGGGCGGCGAGCGCCGTCTCGATACCCTCGGCGATGCCGATGTGGCCGTCCTCGGACATCGGGAAGAGCCGGACCACGGCATCCTTCACGCTGCCGAGCATCTTCTTGCCCGGGGGCGCCTTGGCGCTGCCATCGTCGAGCAGGAAGATGCGGTGGATGCCGGGCGCACGCTCGCCGTCCCGCAGCCGCAATATCGCGATCAGGCCCGGCCAGCCGCGGCAGCTGTCGAAGTCCGGGAGATCGGGGTGGAACAGCAGGTCGGGCGATCCGGGATCCGACAGCCCGCGAGCGCGCAGATAGGTCTCGCCCAACGTGCCGGCGAGCGGCACGGCCCCGTCAACGAGGCGCGCAATCTCGGCAGAGTGGTCCGGGCGCGCGCGGACGGGGGACGCCAGAGTGGGCCGCGGCGCGGGATGATCCATCCCCGCGAGCCGCGCCGCCTCGTCGAAGAGCGCGCCGTCGCAGAGCCCTGTCGCCTGAGCGATCAGGTCGATGGGGCCGGCCCGCTCGCCTGTTGCGTAATCGAAGCCCCAGCCGGCATAGGGCCCGTCGAGATGGATGGTGCAGGACCCCTCCTTGCGCGGCGGGCGCCCGGAGAGGTCTGCGCAGCGCAAGGAACGACGGTCCCGCGCGAGCCGGGCCTCGGGGAAGAGCCCCGGCAGCCAGTCGACGGCCGTGCAGGCCAGCCGCTCCTTCACCGCCGCCAGATCGTGCCGGGTCTTCGGGACCGCGATGTCGTTGAGATCGATCATCGCACCCCTCAGGCCAGAAGGACGAGCCCGCGCTCGGCCCGGGTGATCGCGGTGTAGAGCCAGCGGCGCCGGTCGATCTCGGTGCGGCCCAGTCCGTCGTCCCAGACGATCACGTTCTCCCACTGCGACCCCTGGGCCTTGTGCGCGGTGATCGCCCAGCCGAAGGTGGCCTCGGTCAGCAGGCGCTTCTCCTTGTAGTCGCGGTCATGGCGCTTGTCGTCGTAGGCGACGTGGTCCTCGAAATGCCCCTTGTAGATGCGCAGCCGGCCCGGACGCCCGTCCTCATAGGGCTCGCCGATGTGGCGCCCGTCCTCGTCATGGACGACGGCGGAGAAGTAGAGGCTGCCCTCGTCGACGATGTCCTCAAGCGTCACGAACATCCCGTTGATCAGCCCCAGATCGTTCTGGTTCTTCAGACAGATGATCTTCTCGGCCGGTCCCGTGGGCAGCCAGGTCCCGCCGAGCCCCGCGGCCGCGCGCATGGCGTTGTTGATCTGCAGCCGCGTGGCGTTCAGACCGCAGATCAGCTGGCCGCCGCGGAGCGCCTGTTCCGGCGTAATGTCGCCCTTGCGGAGCTTGGCGACATGGTCGTCGTAGACGCCGAAGCCGATGGGCCGGCCCTCGCGCGCCATGGTGGCGAGGCGGATGATCGCGCTCTCGGCCGCCTGGCGGTGGATCTCGGTCAGCATCACGTCCGGCTCGTCGCGGGTGAAGGCGCCTTCGCCCCGGATTGGCGGCAGCTGGCCCGGATCGCCGAGGACGAGGATCGGTTTGCCGAAGCTCATCAGGTCGCGCGCCATCTCCTCGCCGACCATCGACACCTCGTCGAGCACGATCAGCCGGGCGTCGGCGGCGTCGCTCTGCGGGTTCAGCGCGAAGCGCGGGTGCTTCATCGCCGAGAGCCCCTGGCGCATCGCCTCGATCGCGGCATCGGCCGTGGTGCGCGCGAACCCGGTGAGGCGAAGCGCGTCGCGCTCGGCCACCGCGATCTTGCGGGCGGCCTCCTCGATCTCCTCCTCGGTCGACTCGATCACCGAGTAGATCAGGCTGTGGATGGTGCGCGCCGGCGTGCCCTTGCGGGTCAGCACCAGCGCGGCCTTGCCGGTGAAGGTGGCGGTGACGACGCCGGGGACGCACCGGCCGTCCTTCGCGTTGCGGTGGGGCGAGAGACCGAGCTCGTCGAGCGCGAACTTCAGCACGGTGGTCTTGCCGGACCCGGCAAAACCGAAGAGCCGAAACACCTGCTGCTGCTCCGTGCGGGTCTCGAACCACTCCCTGATCTCGCGGATCGCGGCGGCCTGCGTGGCGGATGGGGTGATCTCGGTCATGAATGGGGTGCCTCCACTGCGTAATCCTTGACGATCCCGCCGCGGTTCGGATCGCCCACCTCGCACTGGCGGACGAAGACCCGGCGCCCGTCGGCGAGCTGCCGCCAGTGACCGCGGCGGATGTGCCAGCGCGGGCTGGCGTGACTGCCGCCCTGCGGCGGAGTCGCCGTGCGCAGGCGGGCCGGATCGATGGCGACCTGCCGCCAGACCCATCCGCGCACGCCCTCGCGGGACAGGCGGGACCGTTTCGCGAGCGACACCTTGCGGTCGCGAATTTCAGGTGAGGCGCCGAGGATGGTCAGCGCGCGCCAGACGATGCCGGCGGCGACTTCGCCGTGACCGCGGACCGTCTCGTCGCTCCGCTCGGCGGGGTTGCCCTCGATCTCCGCCTTTCCGTCCGGATGCATCCAGATCCGCACGAGGCAATCCGTCCAGCCGCGCGGCGCCCGCTTGCGCATGAGGAACGTGGCCTTGACGATATCACCGTCGGCGCGGGCGCAGACGATCAGGCCCGAGGGAGACGCGCGCTGCTCGCGCACCTCGAAGATCACGGACGGATGCGGCAGCCGAAGCGGACCGGTCAGCACCTTGGCCATCGCGCGGTCGACGATATCGCCATCGAAGGCGGCCTGATCGTCGAAGAAATAGATCGGCGCGAACTCCGCCGCTCCGAGCAGGTCGGAGCACCAGAACCGCTCGCGATGCGCGCGCACGATCCGCTTGAGCTCATAGGCGTCGGGGATCATGACTGCTCTCCCCAGCATCGTTTCGCCCAGGCGCAGGGGGCGTGCCACTTGCCGGCCGCCATGCCGCCGCGGCAGAGGACCGCCGTGGGCTCGGCCGCGTCGCGCGGCAGCCATTCCCCCGCCTCGGATGCCTGCACCACGGCGACGGCGCGATCAGACATCTCCTGCGCGAGATGCGCGTCGAACGGCACGAGCTCGGCGTGCAGCTCCATCGTGTCGCGGTTCAGCGCGGTGAAGAGCGCCGGCGCTGGCAGCTCCATGTAAGCCTGATAAAGGGCGATCTGCGCCGCATACACGGGGCGCGCGAGGCTGACGCCGCGCTTGACCACGTCCTTCCAGCTGGCCGCGCCGAGCGCCTTGTTTTCCCAGAGCGCGGGATAGTCCATCGCGACGGGGCCAGAGACGAAGCAGCCGTCGATGTGGCCCTTGAAGCGCCCGCCGAGGGCTTCGAACCCGAACTGGCGGCCGTCGGGGCGTTCGGTGTGCAGGTCGAACCCCGCGATCCGGAACCAACCGGCGACGATGTCCTCGGCCCGGTGGCCCGCCTCGAAGATGCGCAGCGTGCGCGGCGCGAACTCCTGGCCCTCGTCCTTGGGCACCGCGAGGAAGTCGCACTGGATCTGGCGCAGGCAGTCGCGACCGAGACCCGAGGAACTGACATAGGTGCGCGGGCGCTCTGCGCGATGGCGCGCGGACAGCGCCGTGTCGATGGCGGCGGACACGGCCTGCGCGATGGGCGGGCGCGGCGCGCCGGCGCCGTAGAGGAAACCCGAGCCATGGTTGAGGTCGATCATCGCTCGCGCTCCCAGAAACCGCCGGCCTGCGCGATGCAGGCCAGCTTGTGGAACTGCGCGTCCGTCAGCCGGGCGCCGTCGCCGAACCGCTCGAGCTTCTCGCGGAGGCTGTCGCAGAACTCGATCTCGAAGTCGGTGACGGCGTTCTCGGTGGCCGCCTCGAGCAGGTGGGTCCAGCTGCAGGACGTGGTGTCTTCGTTCAGGTCGATCATCGCGCGCCCCCTCAGAACGGAATGGGGTCGTCGAGGGCCGTGCCGATGCGCTCCTTGCGCGCGGCCTGGTCCTGCATGCTGTCGATGTAGCCGGTGACCGCCGCCTCGATCAGGCGGTCGATGTCCTCGGCGCTGCGGTGGAAGAAGGGCTCCATGAGCCCGAGGTCGGTGAGTGCTTCGGCGAAGAGCGTCCGCGCATCGCGGATCGCTTGTCGCTCACGCGCTGTCTTGTCGATCATGCCGTTGTTCCTTTGGGCGATGGCGCTGCCCACGTCCTGACAGCGGCGCGAGCAGAAGCGGTGGTAGGGTTGGCGATCCCAGCGAAGGCCGTGGCAGTAGCCGAAGCCGCGCGCCTCGCGGGCGCAGACGGCGCAGAGCGCTACCCGAGCAAGAAGGTCGCGATCGGGTCCTCGGGCGGCCAGCCCGCCCTCTGGAGCTTTTCGGACTGGAGCACGATCCAGCGCGAGATCGCGTTGCTGGCCATGGCTTCGAGATCGCCGAGGCCGAGGCTTGCGATGGGGGCGTGCAGTCTTCCTCGGGACTCGAGCCATCGTCCGATCTCCAACGCCGCCTCGCGCGTCACATGCGCCTGCCATTCATCCGGGGTCATCGGCCCGGCAGGATCGCGCCGGGCCTCGGGCAGCGGCGAAGGCCGGTTTGACCTCCGCCGCCGCGCTGCCGACCGCGCCTCAGCCATTGAGCCAGGCGGGCATGCCGGTCGCCGGCGCTCCGCCCGGCGCGGACGGCGGGGACGCGGGCGGCTGCTGGGCGGGCGGTTGCTGCGGGGGCTGCTGCGGAGCCGGAGCCTGCGCGCCCCAGGCCGGAGCCGCCGCCGGGGCTTGCGGCTGCGCGCCCCATGCCGGCGTGGGCGCCTGCCAGCCCGGCGCCGGCGCGCTCGCGGCCTTGCGCGGCGGGGCGTTGACGGGCTCGGGGGGAACGGCTTCGCCGCGCATGATCGGTGCATGCTGCGGCTCGTCGGGCAGAACGACGTTCGCGATCCGGTTCTGGTCCCGGTACTGGGGGTTGGAGGCGGGCTCCACCATGATGCGCGCGGCGAAGACGATGCCGTCGAGATGCTTGAGCCCGGGCAGCACACGCTTGGCCTTGGCGTCGGGGCTCTCGTCCCTGGGATCGAGCCCGAGAGCGCTGTCGACCATCGCCCGAAAGGTGGATTTCGAGATCTTCCAGCCGATCGACTGGCCCTTCTCGTCGACCTTGCCGCCCGCCACGGTGAAGCTCTGCCAGAACTTCCGTCGGGCATGTGGCCCCTCGAGGATGGTGAACTCGCAGTCCAGCATCTTCGCGTCGCTCGACTGCGAGGCCTTCAGGAGCTTCGTGTCCATCGGGGTGGCGCCGTCCACACCGCCGGGGCGCACAGTCAGGCGGACCTTGGCGAAGGCGCCGTCGGGGATCAGCTCGCCGATGGGGGCCATCTGCGGCTGGGCGTCGTTGAGATCGTAGCTCATGGATCTGTCCTTTGCGTCTGGATCAGGAAGGGGTGGCGGTGTGGGCGGGGGCGCGGCCGTCGATCTTCGCGATCAGCGCGCCGAGATCGGGCGCCTCCGTCGTGTCGAGACGACCGGAGCGGTCCTTGGCGGGAAGGCCCCAGGGGTTGCCTGAGCGGCAAACGAGCCGGCGCTCGGCGGAGGTCTCATCGAGGGTCCAGTCGCCCTTGGCGTCGCGGCCGAAGAGCTGCATGGAGACCACCTGGTCGACGATGCCCGGCAGCTCGCGCCCGGCTTTTGTTCCCTCCATCTGCGGCTGCCAGGTCGTCGCGCCGAACTCGTCGGTGACCTTCTCGAGCACGCCGACGAAGATCACCGTCTTCCCGCGGGCATGTTGCAGATGCTTCAGCGCCTGGATCACCTCGCGCCCCAGGAGCCCGTAGGCGCCGCGGACATCGGGCTTGCCGGTCCGCTCGGAGAAGGCCTCGGGCTGCTGGCGGGCATAGGCCATGGCCTGCCGCGTCAGGTCGGTGATCGAGTCGACGAAGACGATCCGCTTCCTTGCGAGGAAATCCTCGATGCCGGTGCCGAGATACTGCTGCTGCAGCCAGGCGTGATACTCGGCGCCGTACCAGGACTTCGGATGCTGGGCCGGATCGTGCCCGCCGATCAGTACGGCGAGGTCGCGGAAATCGGTGAAGCTGCGCACCGGGATCGAGTCCCCGCGCCAGTCCTGCACCGACTTCATGCCGGCCTCGAGGTCGAGGCAGACCGTCTCCTCGGCGGGCAGCGTCTTCAGGAGCGTCGTCTTGCCGACGCCGGGCGGGCCGAAGATGGCGAGGGACGTCTTGTTCTCGACGGCCGAGAGCCGTTCGTCGGCGGTGATGATGCGGAAGGCCATGGGGTTCTCCGGAAGTTGCGTTCAGGGTGCGCGGCGGCGGGGGTGACCGGGTGCCGAAGGGGAACCTGCCCGGCGTTGCCGACCGGGCGTCCCGCCGCCGCGCGTCACCGGTCTCGAGCCTCGAGCCGGAAGACAGGTTTGCCGGTGGTCTCGCTGCGCGCGTCCGCGAAGCCCTCGCGCATCGCCGCGGGCCAGGCGCCGAAGCGCCGCTCGGGCACGCGGTAGGCGATCTCGAGATACTCGGTCGGATCGTCGCCGGCGGCGCAGATGCGCTCGGCCATGGCAGCGAGCCGATCCTGATCCCACGTGACCTTCTTCGGCAGGTCGGCGACGATCACGACACCCTCGTCCTCGACGCGCACGGTGCCGCAGGTCTTGCCCTGCGCAGCCCGCTCGGCCGCGACGGCGGCCTCGTAGCGTTGCGCAATCCCGGCCTCGAGCCGGTCCCGCAGCCGCTTCACGCGGGCGGTTTCGGCGAGCGCCGTGGTCTGCAGATCCAGCAGCATCTCGGGCGGCAGCGCCGCGATGTCGCCGAGGGCGAGACCTTCGAGATCAATGAGGCGGGGGGCATTGTCGGGGTGCGGCATGGCGGGGTCTCCGTTGGAAGGGAACGGCAAAGCCATCACGCGGCGCGCTCTTCGAGGAGCAGCGCCGAGAGCGAGGCGTTGGCGGCTCTGGGTCTGGGTCTGGGTCGCGCGACGGCGATGTAGGCGAAGCAGTCGGGGCCCACGCGCTCCTGCACGAGGTGGACGAGGCCTTTCTCGAATGCGCCCAGCGCGGCCTGACCGAGGTCGGCGAGCTGGCAGCGCTCGGGCTCCGGCAGGGTCGAAATCACCGGCGTGACATCGATCCCCAGAAAGCCGCGGTGATACTCGATCCGGGCGCCAGCATCGGCCTGAGCGATCCAGGCGTAGAGTTCGATATCGGTGAGCTTCGGCGTCGCCACGCGGGCGCCGATCGGGGTCGCGGCGACCATCAGCATACCCGTGCGGCCCGCGCGCGGTCCGCGGTCAACCGACGGGGCGAATGACCGGCGCGCGCGACCGCCTCGCTGATCTTCAGGGCGCGCTGAAGCTGGCTCTGCTCGAAGGCTTCGATGTCGGCGAGCCGGTAGAGCACGCGACCGCCGAGCTTGAGGAAGGCCGGCCCCTGGCCGTTGTAGCGCCAGCGCTCCAGCGTCCGGTGGGAGATCCCCCAGCGCCGGGCCAGCTCCTTCTGGTTCAGGCAATGCCTCTGCAGCATCGGTGTCTCCTCTCGTGTCGTCGTTGAGGAGACAGTGCGCAATTACGGTGTGGGATGTCGTGGGGACTGGCGGGGGATACGGAGGGGGATCAGGCGGTCCTTGCAGGACTGGCGTTTAGCGGCCGGCGGGGCGCCGTCATCCCCCACCATCCCTCACTCGTCCCCCTCCCGATCCCACAGGGGACCGGGCGGAGGGGGATCCGTCAGTCGAGATTCAGACGGTAGCCGCCGCGCCGGTCTGAGCGGATCAGATGCCGCCAGTCCTTCTGCGACTTGAAGACGTCGGCCATGCGCAGGCTCTTCGAGCCAGCGCGCGACAGGATCGCCTTGCCGTTCTGCCAGGGCGCCCCGGCCTGTGCCGCTTCGTGCAGCGCGCGCACGACTTCCGCCTGGATCGGGCCGAGCTTGAACCGGCAGCCGTTGCAGCGAACCTCAAGGTAGTCGGCCGAGTGGATGAAGGTGGCCTCCTCCATCGGCTGTCCGCCCGGCGTGAACCCGGTCTCGATCTCGAAACGGTCGCGCTCATCGCGCCTTAGCAGCAGGTCGCCGATCATGACGAGGACGGGCTTCGCATCGCCCCAGGTCTCCGCGTAGTCGGCCCTCGGCGCTCGAAAGCTCTCGAGATGCACCTCGCCGCACCGGAAGAGCTGGAACACGTCGCGGGCATGGAGGTCGAGCAGACCGCTGTAGTAGCTCTGCTCCCACGGTATCTTGAAGGGCTCGCCTCGCGTGTCCTCGTCGATGTCGCCGAACTCAATGGGCGCGCCGAAGACGCGCACCGACAGACGCAGCTTGTCGTTCTCCGCGAGGTAGATCAGGTCGGCCTCGGTGATCTGCCACCGCTCGAGGATCTCGGGGAGCGTGAAGTACGATTTGTCGATGTGCATTCACTGCCCTCCGCACCGATTCCCGTGTAAGATGTTTACCTTCTGTTCTTATTCGCTTGACGGGCTTCGATCAATCCGATTTTATCCTATTTCATCCACAGATGGGTGGGGATGACATGACCGAGCACCACACGCTTTCCGACCGCCTCAGAGCCCGGGCCAACCAGCTAGGCATCAGTCCCGCCCACGTCGCCGAGATGGCCGGCGTGAACCGTTCGTTCGTCTACGACATCCTCCGTGGCCGTTCAGCCCGCCCTGGCATAGACCGGCTGGCCGAGGTCGCCCGCGTGCTGAAAGTGGATCGCGACTGGCTGATCCATGGCATCGGCGAGGTGGAGGGGAAGCCCCCCTTCCTGGACAATCCTGACGACGCCTTCGTGGCCATCGCCCATGCCACCCCGCGCCCGGCAATGGGCGGCGGAGCGGTCGTGACCGAGGACGGCGACACGCCCGGTCGCGTCTACCACTTCCGCCGCTCCTGGATCCGAAACAGCCTCAAGGCCACTCCGTCGCAGCTGCGCATCATGCATGTCGAAGGCGACAGCATGGCGCCGACGCTGCTCAGCGGCGACGCCGTGCTGGTCGATATGACCCGCCGCGCGCCCAACCCGCCGGGCATCTTCGTTCTGGACGACGGAATGGGGCTGGTCGCCAAGCGGCTCGAGCACATCCCCAACAGCGACCCGCCCGCGGTGCGCGTCATCTCCGACAACAAGCACTACCCCGAATACGAAAGAACGGCCGACGAGATCCACATCGTCGGCCGCATCCGTTGGTTCGCGCGGGAGTTATAGCTGTGGCAGGTGACGGAGATTTGGATGATCTGTTCGAGCTGGCGGGCTGCTGCTTTCGGGATGCCATGAGGGCCGTCGATATCGAGGCATTCTTCTCCAGACGCGACATCCCACTTGCAGAAGGGACCAGCAAGAAGACTGTTGCCCAGAATACGCTCGCAAGCCTTTCACGAACAAAGGCGCTCGAGTTGGTCCTCGAGTTTGCGCGAGAACGGCGGGATATCGGCCTGCAGGACAGGGTGTACATCCTGCAGGACAAGGACCAGCCTGAGATCTCCGCGATCACTCGCGACCGGGTGGCCGATCGCCTTGGTGCAGGGATCCATGGACAAGGCATTCGTCCGGACGTGATCGAGGGGCTATTCGATCTGAGTTCGCCCGTCGACTTTTTCGATGGCCCCACCAAAATCGACGATCTCAGACAACACGCGACTGGCTCGGATCCGTTGTGGAACGCGAAGGAGGTCTTCGAATTCATCGGGGCAATAACATGTCCTTCGAGGAGGTTCGCGCAGCTGATCGAGACCGTTCTGGATCCCCGGTTTCGTGATGCCGACGACCAGGCTGCGCTGGCAGCGGACTTGACCCGCATCCTGCAGCTCGATGGTTACGAGGTTGCTCAGACAGGAGAGGTCTCGGGCCGCGCAACATTCTCGGTACGCCCCGTTCGCCGCGGCGTCGACGGGCGGCCGAAGAACCTGATCTTCGCTTCCAACGGACCAAAGCCGAGGCTCGGGTTCTCGGATGCGATCGACAACGAAGTCGTCGTGCTCGAGCATGCCGACAGCTGCCTCATTTACGAGCGCACCATCGGCAATGGATTGTCATGGCTCGATCTGGCCCGTTGGTGGATGGAGCAGAACGGGATAGTCGACCTCGCCGAAGCGCGCATCAGCCTCGGACGGCGTCTACTTGAGTCGCTTGACGACGGTCCCGAGCGGGCGTTCTTCAAGGCATATTTCAACAATTTCGCTGAACGACTTGGAGACCGGCTGCCGGCGCTCATCCCGCAGGTCTACCTGCACTACGATCCGGAGATCGCGAGGCGTCTCGCTGACAAACGCGTTCTGTTCCGGCAGCGCATGGACTTCCTCATGCTGTTGCCGGGCCGACAGAGGATCGTCCTCGAGATTGACGGCAAGCACCACTATGCGAACGGCGAACGCGCCGATCCCGGCCTGTACGCCGAAATGGTTGCGGCTGATCGCAACCTTCGCCTTCGCGGCTACGAGGTGTTTCGGTTCGGTGGCTCGGAATTCTCTCACCCCAAGGGATCGATGCAGGAATCTGTCGACAAGCTTGTGAAGTCATTCTTCGAGGAGCTGTTCGTCGTCCATCGGTTAGGATAGCGCATCCCAGGAACACCGCAGAGTTACGCAGCACTCCCCTAAGCATCTGAAAGTAATTGTTTTCGAGAGCCGGGCGGATAGCGTTTCTCCCATGCAAAACGCGCCGACATATCCGCGGCTGGGATCGAACCCGCTGCCACCCGACCAGATGACTCCCGCCGAGCGCCGCGCAGAGTTGTGCGGCCTGCTGGCGCTTGGCCTGGTTCGACTGATGCTGCGCGAGCGCGGCGAAGCTTCTGACCATACTGGAGAAATTCGCCTACACTCTCCGGCCGACCAATGCCGTCATGCAACTCCAACTCACCGGAGAACCGCATGACGACCCACGATCCCATCCCCGCGCGCCTGGCCGCGCTCAAGACCGCGACAACGCCGGAGCTGAAGGCGCAGTGGCGCGAGCTGTTCGACAGCGAGCCGCCGCCGTTCAACCGCCGCTACCTGGAAAGCCGACTGGCCTACCGCATCCAGGAACTCGCCTATGGCGGGCTGAAGCCCGAGACGATCCGGCGGCTGGAGCGGCTGGCCGAGGAACTCGACGGCGGCGACCGGAAGAAGAGTCGGATCCGCGCCGACTCCATGCCCATCGCCGGCACCCGGCTGATCCGTGAATGGCAGGGCGTCGAGCATGCCGTCACCGTCACCGCGGACGGCTTCGAATGGCAGGGGCGGCCCTACAAGTCTCTGTCCGCCATCGCGCGCGCGATCACCGGGACGCGCTGGAATGGCTGGGTGTTCTTTGGCCTCAAGAACCGGAGAGCGCGGACATGACAAAGGCCCCTGCGAAATCAGGAATGATCCGGAAGCAGCGCTGCGCGATCTACACGCGCAAGTCTTCCGAGGAAGGGCTGGAGCAGGAGTTCAATTCGCTCCACGCCCAGCGCGAGGCCTGCGAGGCGTTCATCGCCAGCCAGCGCTCCGAAGGTTGGGTGCAGGTCCGCGATCAATATGACGACGGCGGGATCTCGGGTGGGACTCTGGAACGGGCCGGCCTGAAGCGACTGCTGGAGGACATCGAGGACGGGCTTGTCGACGCGGTCGTCGTCTACAAGATCGACCGCCTCAGCCGGTCGCTGGCCGACTTCGCAAAGCTGGTGGAGGTGTTCGACCGTAACGGGGTGACGTTCGTCTCCGTCACCCAGTCGTTCAACACGACCACGTCGATGGGGCGGCTGACGCTGAACATTCTGCTCTCGTTCGCCCAGTTCGAACGCGAGGTGACGGCCGAGCGCATCCGCGACAAGGTCGCCGCGAGCCGGAAGAAGGGTATGTGGATGGGCGGGGTGCCGCCCTACGGCTATCGGGTCGAGAACCGGAAGCTCGTCGTCGACGACGAGTACGCCAACCATGTCCGCTGGATCTTTGCCCGCTTCCTCGAGATCGGGTCGGGTACGGAACTGGCGCGGGAGGTCGCCAAGCGCGGGATCCGCACGCCGCGCGGCAACCGGATCGACAAGAAGTACCTCTACCGGATGCTGAACAACCGAACATACATCGGCGAGGCGGTCCACAAGGGCGACAGCTATCCCGGCGAGCATGATGCGATCATCGACCGCGAGACGTGGGACCGCGTCCACGCCATCTTGCAGGAAAGCCCGCGCAAGCGAGCCGCGCGCACCCGCGCCGATACGCCCGCGCTGCTGAAGGGGCTGCTGTTCGGGCCCGATGGCGCGGCATTCTCGCCGACCCACACCCGCAAGGGCGACAGGCTCTACCGCTACTATGTCAGCCAGACCGTGTTGAAGCACGGAGCCGGGGCTTGCCCCGTGGGCCGGGTGCCAGCGGGCGAGATCGAGGCCGCCGTTATAAACCAGCTCCGCGCCGTGTTCCGCCAGCCGGAGATTGTTGCGGGGACCTGTAAGGCGGCGCGTGCCTACGCCGAAGACATCTCCGAGGCCGACGCACGCGCGGCCTTGCAGCAGCTCGACCCGCTGTGGGACGAACTGTTCCCCGCCGAGCAGGCGCGTATCGTGGCGCTGCTGGTCGAGCGCGTGGACATCGGTACGGACGGGCTCAACGTGCGCCTGCGCGTCGACGGACTAAGCGGCCTCGCGCGCGAGATGCTGGCCGGCAATATGGGCGCAGCAGCATGACGCGCGGAGCACCGATCAAAGAAACCTTGACGCTGCATGTCCCGTTCCGCGTCGTGAAGCGCGGCGGGCGGAAGGAAATGCATTTGCCGGAAGGCGCCACGCACTCGCGGCGGACCGACAACACGCTGGTCAAGGCGCTGGCACGCGCCTTCCGATGGAAGAGGATGCTCGAAACCGGGGAGTTCGCCACCATCGCAGAGTTGGCCGAGCGCGAGGGGATCGCACCCTCCTACATGACCCGCGTCCTGCGGCTGACCCTGCTCGCCTCGGACATCGTCGAGGCGATCCTGGACGGGAAGCAGGGGCCGGAGGTGACGCTCGCGCAGGTGCTGGCGCCGTTTCCCGTGGAGTGGTCAGAACAGCAACAATTCTTCGCAAAGTCGAGGTGAACGGCCCCTAGTGGCAAGTCAGCCTGAAGCGTCGAGCGATGGTTCTCCGCTTCCCCCGCATCTTGGGCGGCGCCGATGCAGAAGCCCATGATATGGTTAGCGTTCTCTTGATGTTCTTTTGCAAGCATGGCAGAATGATTCCCAGCAAAACAAAGCACAAAGGGGCCGGGCGGTGACAGAGTTCTCCAGACTTCGCAAAGAGGCGGGCCTCAGTATTCCCGATGCAGTTGAGGCGCTTGGCTACTGCGAGCGGACGATCTACCGGTGGGAGACTGGTGACAGTGCCCCGCGCAAAGCAGCTCTGGAGATGCTCCGTCAGGTCGCGCGCAACAAGCCGCCTCTCTCCCATAGCTTCACCTTTATCGATCTGTTCGCGGGCATCGGCGGCCTGCGGAAAGGCTTCGAGCCCATCGGCGGCAAGTGTGTCTTCACCTCTGAGTGGGACCGCTTTAGTGTTGCGACCTACCTTGCCAACCACGCATGCGACCACGAGGTTGTAGGCGACATCACCAAGGTGCCGGCAGGGGAGATACCATCGCATGACGTGCTGCTTGCTGGATTCCCGTGTCAGCCGTTCTCGCTCGCGGGCGTGTCGAAGAAGAACGCGCTTGGCCGTCAACATGGTTTCCGCTGCGAGGCGCAGGGTACCCTATTCTTCGATGTCGCAAGGATAATCGAGCATCACAGGCCGAAGGCTTTTCTGCTCGAGAACGTGAAGAACCTTGTCAGCCATGATCGCGGAAGAACGTTTGAGGTAATCAGGAAGGCACTGACTGAAGAACTGGGTTACCACGTTCAGACGCGCGTGATTGATGCAAAGTCTCTCGTACCGCAGCACCGCGAGCGCATCTTCATCGTGGGCTTTAGGGAAGAGAATGATTTTGACTTCGACGGGCTCGCGCTGCCCGACCGTGACAAGGGGCCCCGCCTAGACTCCATCCTGCATCCGGAAGATGGCAGCGAAGATCCTGAGGAGCGCTTTACGGAAGGCGCCAAGGCCCGCGTGCTGCCCAAGTATACGCTTTCAGATCATCTATGGGGATATCTGCAGAACTATGCAGAAAAGCACCGGGCGAAAGGTAACGGGTTTGGGTTCGGTCTTGTTGACCGGTATGATGTCGCAAGGACCCTATCGGCAAGATACTACAAGGATGGCTCGGAGATCCTGGTCCGGCAGAGAGGACATAAGAACCCACGCAGGCTTACCCCGCGTGAATGCTCACGGCTCATGGGTTTTGACAGACTCGGCGAGCAGCCTTTCGCTATTCCAGTGTCGGACACCCAAGCCTACAAGCAGTTCGGCAATGCCGTAGTTGTGCCCGTCGTGGAGGCGGTCGCGCGTCATATGGAGCCTTTCCTTCGTCAGGACATCGCGTCACCACGAAAGGTGAAGGAAGTTGCCTGACATCGTCGATCCGGAGACACGCAGCCGGATGATGTCCGGCATCAAGGGGAAGAACACGAAACCGGAGCTCATGGTGCGCAAGGCGTTGCATGCCCGGGGGTTTCGATATCGGCTGCATGACCCGAAGGTGGCCGGAAAGCCCGATATGGTCTTCCCAAAATTGAAGGCCGTGATCTTTGTGAATGGCTGTTTCTGGCACGGCCACGATTGCTACCTTCACAAACTGCCAGCGACCAGAACGCAGTTCTGGAAGGCGAAGATCGTAGGAAACCGTCAGCGTGACGACACTGTGCGCAAGACTCTGCGAGATTCGGGATGGCGGGTTCTCACGATCTGGGAGTGCGCTTTGCGTGGCAGGGAGAAGATCGGACTAGATGCAGTTGTCGACCGCGTTGTCGGATGGCTTCCCAGTGATGCCGACAGCACCGAGATACGAGGCTCGGCATGAGCGCATGGGCGCTTGAAGGGCAGACCCTGGTGTTGAGGGGAAATGGTGTCGACGCAGTGCCGACTGCCGAGGAAGTCTATTCATCCGTTATCGAGGGATCGTCGCCCTGGCCTGATGTTCCGCCAGGCAAGACTGGCGAAGCGAGCAGCCTAAAGTTCAGCCGCTATCCTGCCGAAGTGTATTTGGTGATTGAGGATCGTGCCGAAGGCGAGATGCCAGCCACAATACTGATGGCGCAGCCGCAGTCTGGTAGTGGCTTTCGTATATCAGCTGAGTTGCTCAGTGTCGGTCACGTTGTCGAGGCTGGAACGTGGTTCCCTCTTACTCCATCCAGCGTTTCGACCATCCTCGACCTACTCCGTGAGGGGGAAGTGGACGGGGTGGGCGTGGTATCGTCTTTCAGGGGCCTTCTCGCGCTCAAAAAAGCCGCAGCCAACGGAGAGCCGGTTACTGATCTGACGTCCTCAGATCGGCAGAGCGCCACGCGCCTTTTTCGGGGTAGCGACGAGGCCCCGGCAGGTGTCGACGCAAAGCTCTACACCTACCAGATTGATGGCTGGAGGTGGCTTAGCTTCATTCTTCGCGAAGAACTTGGCGCCCTGCTTGCCGACGAAATGGGTCTTGGAAAAACCCTGCAGGTCATCAGCGCCCTGCGCGATCCGGGCACCGGTAGCAAAGTGTCCCGATCACTAATCGTGGCGCCTGGATCGCTTCTCGAGAACTGGAAAAGAGAAATCGACAAGTTCTGTCCTGATCTGAGTGTTCTCAAGCATCAGGGCAGCATGAGAACCGGGCGGCCCAAAGATCTCGAGAGGTACGATGTGGTCGTAACTTCTTACGACACCGTCGTCCGCGACCTGTCGCTGCTTAAGATGATCGACTGGTCCGTCGTGGCACTCGATGAAGCGCAGAACATCAAGAACCCGAAGGCCAAGCGGACGCTGTCAGTCAAGCAGTTGCCACGGTCTGCGTCCCTCGCGATCACGGGTACGCCGATTGAGAACCGGCTCACTGATCTATGGTCGATCATGGATTTTGCGCTTCCGGGATATCTCGGCAGCCTGAAGGAGTTCAGCGAGACATATGATAACCACGTCGGCGCTGCAGCGAGCATCGAGCCACTGATCTCTCCGCTCATGCTCCGTCGCAGGGTCTCAGAGGTCGCTAGTGACCTTCCCGAACGCATCGACATACCGGAGATTATTGAACTCTCTGAAACAGAGGCTGAGGAGTATGACCGGATCAGACAAGCCATCTTGGACGAGTATGGCCAATCCGCGACGCTGGTCTCCCTGACGAAGCTTAGGCAGTTCTGCGCACACCCGGGTCTGCTGCCGGATCACGATCCTGAGAATCTCCCGGAAGAGTTCGTGAAGTTCGCGCGGCTACTGGAGATCATTGAAGAGATCATTCAGTGTGGCGACAAGGCAATCATCTTCACTTCCTATACGAGTATGGCTGACAGGATTGCGACCGCTGTCCGGGATCGTTTTCGTGCGTTCGCCGAAGTTCTTGACGGGCGGACACCCATTGATGATCGGCAACCGCTGATTGACAAATTCAGTCAGGAAGGGGGGGCCGGCGTTCTGGTTCTCAATCCGAAGGCTGGCGGCGCCGGTCTGAACATCACCGCAGCCACGCATGTGATCCACTACAATCTCGAATGGAACCCGGCGCTTGAAGACCAGGCTTCGGCACGCGCTCATCGACGGGGCCAGACAAGGCCAGTGATGGTGCGACGTCTGATCTGTGAAGGAACGGTCGAAGAGATCGTTGAGGAAAGGGTACAGCGTAAACGCCGGATATCGGAGACCGCCGTGGTCGGCGTTAGCGGCGCCGAGGGGGAATACGCTGACCTCATGGCGGCCCTTGCGCAATCACCAATGCGAAGAGGAGATTCATGACTTTTGAGACACGCTCCATAACTAAGGTTTTGAGTGCAAACGACACCGGTGAAACCGGCGGACATCAGGCTGGTATTCTCGTGCCGCGAGAGCGGCGGCTACTTTCGTTCTTCCCCAGCCTAAATGAAAAGGATTACAACCCAAGGGCGCATCTGAAATTTGTGGACGCCTCGGGGCTTGAATGGGAGTTCGCGTTTATTTATTACAACAACAAGTTTTTTGGCGGAACGCGAAACGAATATCGCCTTACTCGAATGACTAGGTTTATTCGAGAAGCAGGGCTCGCCGCTGATGACGAAGTCATACTGTCTCGAAGCGAAGCGGATGAGTACAGTATCGATTTTAAGAGGAAATCCGAAGCAAGACCGGATGAGAGGGGCGTTCTCAAGCTGGGCTCGGGATGGAAGATAGTTGATATGGAAGGGAGGCGATAATGTCATCAGAGGTAGGAATTGAGTCGGTCCCTGATCCCGGGAGGACCATGGAAGGCCTCAGGGATACCGGGTATGAATTTGAGACGGCAATTGCGGATCTCGTTGACAACTCAATTGCTGCTAATGCCGATGTTGTCGACATTCGCATCAATCAGGACTTCAGAGGTAACGTCCGGGTCTCGATCGCAGACAATGGTGAAGGCATGGACCGTGATGGACTGGTTGATGCCATGCGCTACGGCTCGCCGAAGCGTTCTGATCCTGCAAGCCTCGGGAAGTATGGGCTCGGCCTGAAGACAGCATCAACAGCCTATTGCCGCAGGCTGTCCGTGATATCCCGCAAGGATGGCTCCGCCGCTCTTCATATGGCCACATGGGATCTCGATCACGTGATGCAGTCACAGAAGTGGCTTCTGTTGATGAGTGATGAGCCCGACGAAGAAGCCGTAGAGCATCTGAACGAGGTCGCGCCAGAGAGATCGGGAACAGTAGTTGTGTGGACAAAGGTTGACCGTCTGCTCGGCAACTATCAGGACCCGGGCGGCAAACCTGCTCAGAAAGCGCTCGCAAAGAAGGTGGGCGAACTGAACGAGCATCTTGCTGAAATCTACCAGCGTTTTCTGGACACCAAGGACAAGCGTGCCCGTAATGTGAAGATCACGCTTAACGGAGAAGACGTTAAGGCATGGGACCCTTTTCAGGCGGGGCTGTCCGAGCTTGTCGCGGCAGAGAGTATTCCGACAGAGACGGAGAGCGGCGCTGAAGCCGAGTTCACGGTCAAGGCATACATTCTCCCACGCCGGGAGGAGTTCCCAAGTGATGAGCAGGCAAAGGCTGCGAAGCTGTCATCGGATCGTCAGGGAATTTACATCTATCGCCAGGACCGGCTAATCCACGACGCCGACTGGCTTGGTATGTTCCAGAAGGAACCGCACAGCACCCTACTACGCATCGAATTCTCTTTCGATCACAGACTTGATGAAGCCTTCCATCTCGACATCAAGAAGTCGCAGATCATCCTAAATGATGATCTCTGGACCTGGCTGAAGGATCAGTTCCTGCCCGCACCTCGTCGAGAGGCTAACCGACGGTATCGAGAGGGTCAGAAGAAGGATATCAACAAGAAGAGCAAAGGCGCGCACGACGCGAGCAACAGGAATATCGGCAACAAGGAGGCTGAGGTCGGCGGGGCCGAGGTCAATGTCACTGACCCCAACACCGGTGACGTGACGGTCGTAAATTCTCGCGGAAAGTTCAAACTGAAGCTTCCGATAGGTGCTGCTGCCAAGCCCGGTGAGGTCTTCATCCAGCCCGCCGATGATGTGAGCGATGGTCTGCTCTTCGAGCCCGCGATTATCGAGCAGCACAAGGCGGTCAGGATCAACACAGACCATCCATACTACCGCAAGGTCTACGTCCCAAACCTAAATACCAGCGTTACCATACAGGGGATGGATTCCCTTTTCTGGGCGTTGTGTGTCGCCGAACTCAGCGCGACAACGGACAAAACTGCTGAGAACTTCAGTGACATGCGTTTCGAGGTGTCACGTATCCTCCGTAAGCTCGTGGAGAGCCTGCCAGAGCCGGTGACGGACTCGGATGCCGATGTTGCATGATCCCCGTGCAATTGGATCGATTGTCAGCCTCGAAACTGGACTGGATTTCGAGACTAGCTCCCGTAAGGATAGTGACGGGTGCCAGATCATCTCGCTAACGCCGGCGGGCCACAACCCTGCCCATACTTTCGGGATTGATGTCGAAATTGGGTGGCGGCGACTTGAACTGAGCTTTGTTCCCGGGAAATTCGCCGGGCCGCTGCTGCAGGCGATGTCAGAGGCTGATGACTCGGGGCGGGCTGTGTTCAGGGCCGTCCTTAGGGACTGCGAAAGCCAGGGCGCGAAAGTCAGCTTTAAACTGAACGGAACGGAACAGCGCTATGGTGAAGAGTCCATCTGGGACGCTACATGGCGGCGGTTATCCTTTCAGCTAAGCAAGGGGAACCTCGAGTTGGGTACCGAGGATGGCATCCCGGACTTTGAAATCGTTCAGAGCTGGACCACGCGCTTCGCCGCCGCAGTCATATCGCTGTTGCCACTAGAGCAACATGAGGCGGAGGAGCTTGAGGGATATCCCGAGGGCGCTGTCCAGAAGGTGGAGGTAAACCGCTACGAGCGGGACAGGCGTAACCGTGCGGCTGCCCTAGCGATACACGGTAGCGCCTGCCTTGCCTGCGGGATGGACTTCGGAAGAACATACGGCCCTCACGCGGACGGGTACATCGAGGTCCACCACGTTGTGCAGGTCAGCCAGCTGGGGAGCAACTACGTGATCGATCCGAAAGAGGACCTCGTTCCACTCTGTCCAAATTGCCATGCCGTGGCCCATCGAAGAAACCCGCCATTCACGGTCGATGAGATAAAGGGCCTTCTTCGGCTTGGTACTGGTGATCCCTCACGTGTGAGCGAAGTAGGATGACCTGCGAACGTTCGATTTCCGTTCCATCTCGCCGAACGCGACACCAGTCGAAGTGCTCAGGATATCCTGCCGCAACGTTGTTGTTTTACAAAGCCTTACAAACAATTCACCAAATAGGCGCAGTCATGAGGTCCGGAGAATAACGGCCCGGAGAGACCGATTCTGAGCCTCCTGGCCACGTGGCCAGTGCTCAGCCCCTCCCACATAACCCTCGAAAACAACGGAAAAATCCGGCCGCAGCCGGATGGAGAGAACGCTTTCGCGAGGGCAAGTGGCGGACAGGAAGGGATTCGAACCCTCGAGACGGTTTCCCGCCTACGCACTTTCCAGGCGCGCGCCTTCGACCACTCGGCCACCTGTCCGACGGTGGTTCTATGGAAGGTGAACCGGGTTCGCAAGAGGTGCGGCCAACATCTTGACCTGAAGCGATGCCTTTTAGCGAAAGCTTTTGCACCTTCTGGAATACAAACAGTTGCTTCGCAGCTTGAAGCTAAGCTTTGAGTTGGACCGTGGTGACGCTCGGAACGCGCCGGGTGATATGGCGCGACAACCGGGGCAGCGGGATTACCTAGGTCTGCGGCATCGAAACATGAGCCTGTTGGATGTCACGGAGAACTGACCCAGCATTGTCACCGAGATCTGACCCGCCCGGTAGTTATGGTTGTTGGTTCATGATGGGGTCAATACTGCTGTCTCCTTCCGTTTCTTCTTCGCTGTCTCGGAGCTTGCCTTGAAGCGGTAGCTGTCGTTTCCGGTCTCCAGGATGTGGCAGCGATGGGTGAGGCGATCGAGCAAGGCTGTGGTCATCTTGGCATCACCGAAGACGCTCGCCCACTCGCTGAAGCTCAGGTTGGTGGTGATGACCACGCTGGTGCGCTCGTATAGTTTGCTAACCCGCATAATTCATGAAGCTGCGGACTTGTGCTCCGTGGGATGGTTTCCCCGGTCTCGGTTTTCTTGCGCGCACCCGGTGTTTGCGTCCGGTTGGCAGGCCGGCCGGTGACTTGGGTCTTGGGTGGTGTGGATTGATGTTTCGGGATTTGTCGGGGCGCTTGCGTCAGGCTGTTTTCGGTGGGGCGAGGGCGTCGAAGAGAAGGAGGAGAAGTCCCTTTCGGGGACACGAAGCCGGCAGGGTCACGATGATCCGGGTCTTCTTTTCGACGATGGTGGCGGCCAGTTTGACGAGATGCAGCCGCAGCGTGTCGAACTGGGCGCGGCGCCATGGTGAGCGCTTCGGGCAAGCCGCGCGAAGCTTCCACCAGACCCAGTAGGCGCAGCCGTGCAGCATCAGGCGCATCTGGTTGGCGTTCGCCTTTGAGCACGACGTCCGGTTTGCTGCGAGGTGGGCCTTCCACGCCTTGATGTGGTTCTCGGCCTGGCCGCGAGCGGAATAGAGCTTCTCGTAAAGGTGCTTACCGCGACCGCCCTCGAGGTTGGTGACGATGTAGCGGGTGTCCTGCCCCATGGGGCCAACCTCGACGCGGGCGATGACGCGGCGGGGTTTCGACCACGAGCGGGCTGCGTAGGAGAAGGTTTTGAACCGGCGCAGCTTCTGGCCCGGCGTTCGGGCGTAGCGCGCCGCTGTCGATGCCTCCAATGCCGAGATGTTCCGCGCCAGACGGCCGTTCTTTGACAAACCAAAGATATAGCGCAGCCCGAGCCCGTCACACAGGTCCAGAACCTGCGGGGTGCAGTAGTGGCTGTCGGCTCGCAGCAGGATTTCTGTCTCGGGCCAATGCCTGGCAATCTGCCGG